CTTTAAATTCACACCATTTACAATGATTACCTTTATTATGTGGAAACTGAGTTTGGATAATCTCACCACCTTCACCAAATACAGAATCTACAAAATCAGTAAAACCTTTCCATGCTTTGTTTATAGAAGGTGTACCATTAGCGGGTACAAACTTTGAAATTCGTGGTATGGGAAATTCGTAATCTTCGTTTATTTTTCTTTTTAGTATTTGATATTCTACTTTGATTTTATCTAATGGAATATCATACTTTTGTGAATAGAACTTTTTGTAAAGTAACATCTGAGATGTTTTTACTTTATCGTTCTTTTGATATTTCGACCAACCTCTTGTTGAAGTTTTTAAATCAATGATAACATATTCTTGAGTTGTTTTATCTTTAAGAAGTACATCAATGAAACCAATAAAGTTTACACCTGGTTTTACCTCAGCGTTTAAAACTTGTTCAATTGCCACAAGTTCGAATCCACTCTTAGAATATAGTTTATCTAATTTTTTTGTAAAGTAAGAAAGTATCAATTTACCATCTTGAAAGAACTCTTCAATTTCTTCTTGGGTACAGGGATATCTACCCTCCATCTTTTCTTTCTCTTTAGTGAAGTGTTCTACAAGTTGCTTGTATAAAAGGTTTTCAAGATTTATTTGTAGTGCCTGTTTTTTAGATACATTATACATCACATCCAAAAAGTGTTGGATTGTTTCGTGCATTGCACTACCAAAAATTGTGTGGATATTTGCAGATGATGTTCCTAATTTATCAATATAGTTTAACTTGTACTGTTCTTGACAAGTTGAATACATACCATATTGAGAATAACTTACTTTAGCCATAACTTTAATTTACTATGTAAATATACGAAAAAATTATGAGAAATCCAAATTTTTTTCAATATTTATTTCATTAAAAAAATCTTCAAGATAACTTAATTCTTGAGGAGTTTTTGTTTTATTATATTGATTACCAAACTGCAATCTACTTCTAAAATCAATTAACACATGAGTAATTTTTGTTTTATCTTCTAACTTATTGTTTCTAAGATAATTTATATATCTTTCTATATGTGTCTTTAATCTACTTCCATTTATTTCTCCCAATCCTCTTTCAAAGAAATCAGCCACTTTATAACAATTTGAAAAAGAAGTTACAGCAACTCTTTCCGAACCTACTGCATAATTAAACAAAATTTCATCATCAGATTTGATAAAACCTAAGTCATACATTTGATTTCTAAAATTATAAAAATCATAACAATTAAATATTGATGATGTATATTGAAAAACATTTCGAATATTATTATATTTCTTTTTGTTTTCTTCTAATCTTTTTAAATTATCACAAAATTTTTGATGTGAAAATCCCGTTCTAACAAACTCACCCAATTCACCAAGCCCATCAACAGAAATAATAAAATTTGTAAATCTAAATTCTGATAGAAATCTAAATATATCTTCTTTTACAAAGTTTAATAAACTAAAATTTGTATTAATATGTAATTCTATTTTAGATTTATCTTCTATTGAATCTAAAAAACTATACATTTCTTTCATATAAAGTGGCTCACCACCTGCGAAATAAATGTGTTCTAAATTTTTTAAATTTTTATTTTGAATATTAAAGTTTGTTGATTTGTTAAAAGAATATGGGTCATATGGTTTTTCCATATGGGGATGTTCTTTAAAAAACTTATCATCCTCTTCTGCCCACTTTGTAGATGATTCTGAACTGCAACTTCTACAAGAAAAATTACAATTAGTAGATGGTCTCAAATCTAATTTTAGAAAGTTTGGAGAAATTGTACCATCAGCTGATGTACTTTTTACATATTCATCAATGTAATCACCATAATGTTCGTTCCATTGTTGACGATAACTATAACTCCCTTCCTTTTCCATATTGTAACAAATATCACAATATGAGGGGTTCTCACCATTTAACATTTTCTTTCGAACCTCTTTATAAGTTTCTGAATTGAATAACTCAACGACATCATCAGAAGATTCTTCAATATCTAAATACTTCTGAGAATAACAACAAACTTTTAATTTTTTATTGGGATAAGCATTGAGGTGAGAAAAGGGTAATATACAAAAGCTATCATTTTTCATTACACTTTTAATTTCAACTTAGTAATTTGTTTTTTATCGATACCATACTTTTCACAAATATACTTTATGTTTTCTCTACCTTCTCTGGTTGAATAAAGTATTTCACAGTAATCTTCTGCCTCTTTTGAAGAACACATAAAATCTTGTTTAATAATATCGATTAAAAAAGATTCATATTTATTATCTTTTTTACCTTTTGTGTATTTTAAAAAATATCTTCCTTTTGGGATAATCCCAATAAGTGAAAGATAAAGTTGTTTAGGTTCTAATGTTTGTGTATATGGCTGTATTTCTGAAAGAACTTCTATCCAATCAGGATTCATAGATAAGAATCTGTGTATCATAAAATTACTCCAAGTTTTCTTATCACTTTCTTCAAGTTTATCCCAATACTTAGGGTCTTGAAATTGTGTAACCGCTTTTATGTGGTCAAATAGTGTCTTACTTGCCATTATTTTTCAATTCGTTTGGTAGTAGTTCTTCACAAATTTCACCACAATCACCACATAGATATAATTCTACTGGTATGATTGCATCATTTGGTGTACTTGTAATCATTTTTGAAATTTTTAAGAACTTTGTACCTGGTATAAATACAGTTCCACCACATTCTTGACAAGATATTTCTTTTGCCTGAGATAAATCTAATTTCGGTTTTTGTATTGGTGGATTATTATCACCACCCATTCCTACGATTTTTGCCATCTTTTATTATTTTCTTCTTCGTTTAGTTTTCCTTGTTTTTTTATAGCCTCCCATTCATCCTCTGATATTTTTCTCCCATCAATTGCTGCGGATAAACCCGCAACTTGTTTAAGTTCATGAGAATTCATTGGCCTGGTTTTTGATTTTAGATACTCAGCTTTTGTATCTAACCATTCAAATAATTCATCTTCAGATAGTTTATCAAGTACATCACTTGATGGGTCTGGTTTCGTTGGGTCGTATTTCATATCTTATAGTTTATTTGTTACAAATATACGAAAAATATTTTAATTATCCAAGTAAAATGTTTAAAACTTCTTGTACAATTTCAGTTTTATTACCATACTTACTAAAAATTTCTCTTCCATTTTTAAATGCAACTACCATTGGTATATTAGTTAAATCAGTAAGTTCTCTACTTTTAGGTGAATTATCTGGATTTATAAATATAAATGGTATTTCTCTATTTAACTCAGAAACTCGTTCAAACTCTGGTTTAAGAATATCACAATTCCCACACCAATCAGTACCAAACATTACCATTAGTTTAGGTTGTGTTCTTAATAATACATCAAGTGAATCTGTTTCTAATTTTATCATAAAATTCCTACAATCTGAATGATACAACTCATAAAAGTTATTTCTTTATCAACTACCAATGCATCTTTGTGTTGTGATTCTGAAAGAATAAGAATAATATTTGATGTATTGTTACCACCATAATCATCAACCTTTTCATATAAGAATGTATATAGTTCTGTAAAATCAGAGATTCTTGCATCGGCAACTGCCTGTCTGATATTTTTCCATTTATTGGGTTTTGCATCTGAACCTTTAAGAATCTCAACCACCTTTGATTTAATATCTGAATCGATTACAGAGGTTGTATCGAGTTTTAATTGTCCTTTGGATGAATTTAGTTGACAAGTATTAATAATCTTTCTAATATCAGGATATGAACTATCAATGATAGGTACAAGGTCTGTTGGTTGGAAACTTACGCCTTCTTTACCCAAGATTTGTGAGATTTGTACTGCCACCTCTTTTTTGGATGGTGGTACAATTTGGAAAGTTTGACATCTACTTTGTATTGGGTCAATCACTTTCTCTACATAGTTACAAGTCAGAATGAATCTACAATGTTTTGAGAATGTTTCCATCAAGTTTCTAAGGATTGCCTGTGCATTTGGTGTCATGTAATCGAACTCATCTAAGATGATTACTTTCATATCCTTAAAACCAATAGTGGAAGCAAAACCCTTTACTTTGTTTCTAACTGTGTCAACATTGTTTTCATCTGATGCATTTATAATGATATAATCACAATTGATTGAGTTAACAATTAACTTTGCTAAGGTTGTTTTACCTGTACCTGCTTTACCAAAAAATAAAAGATGAGGTACATCTCCACTTTGAAGATAATCACTTACCTTTTGTTTAAGATGTTCGTTACCAACATATTCTGTTAGTTTTTTTGGTCTGTATTTCTCAACCCATAATGAGTTGTTTACTTCTTGGTTTGTTGTATCTTCGAAGAATGCCATATCTATTTTTTGTTTATACAAATATACGAAAATTATTTGGATTATACAAATTATTTAAAAAATAATTTACACATAATATCGTAATTTTTTTTAATTTTACTATAATTTTTTTTATACATACTTTTAATATCACCATAAGATAACTCATTGTAAGTATTTACCATTTCTACAAAATTATTTATTTTTTTATCATCACCATAATAGAGAGAATCTGTATTAAATCCAAATTCTTTATTAGCTACCCAAAATCCCATCTCCTCAACTTCTTTTACAAAATTACAACCACCATATATAATTGGAATAGATTGTGTTAAAAATGGAAGTAATGTTTTATCGGTTATAGGATTTAAAGGCGATTCAGATGTATCAGTTTCTATAACAAATGAAACAAATGATTTACAATATTCTTTAACCAACTCAGAAGTAGTTGGGTTTTTATTCATTTCATAATGATGTGGAAGTAACGATTCTCTTTTATAATCTCCCAGATACGTTTCGACTCTAATATATCTTATTATTCCATTAAATTTATCAAAATTTATTTTATTAAAAATTTTATCTCTTGTTTTATTGTATTTTCTAACTGATAAAATTCCTTTATTTGATTTTGATAAATTTTTGAAATTACTTTCATTTATAAAATCAAAGTATCCAATAGTATGAGAGTCTGGCAAATAATCTCCCAATTGCCATATTACAAGTTCTTTCATTGGATTTACATAGTCTTTATGTAAATTTGCATAATGTAATAAATTCACAATAGGCTCCATTCCATATTTTATTTTATTAGAAACAGGCATTGATATTAATATCTCTTTATCAGGATATTCAGATATTATTTGTATTAAAGTATCAAGACCGTTAGAATATACTTCGTGGTTTGTATAAAAGAAAAAATTAGTATTATTTTCAATTTCATTACGAATTTTTTCTTCACTACTAAACTCAGACCATTCAATTGGTTTTTTGTTTTTAAAGAATTCTATTTGTGATTTAACTTTGGAACTAAACATCTAATAGTTTTATTATTTGTTTTACTGTATTCTTACCAACTTTTATAGTGTGATAAGGAATGTTATTATCATCTAAAATCTTTTTACAATGTTTATCGATAGCAATTGATTCTTCTAAATTCTGATATCTCTCATCATCATTATGATTACCTTCCGCTCTTTCTAAAAGAACATTAATACTATCGTATCTATTGTGCAAATCTACAATCATTTTGTTAAAATATTCACCATAAAACTCAGCAGGATATCCTGTGTTATACCAAGTTTTATAAATTAATGAAAACATTATTGGTGAATCGATTACGATGTAATCAACCTTCCCATATGATTGTGCTATACCTCTATGTTGATTTGCAAGTACATAGAGTTGGTCTTTTATTGCTTCGTTGTTCTTATCCCACGCCAAGAGTTTAGGGAACTCATATGGGTTGTTACAACTAATGTGTTTCTTTTTTAATTTATATGTTACTCCTGCTGCTATGGAAGATTTTCCTATACCAGGTCCTCCAAATAAATTAATTAACTTACTCACTTATGATATCTGTTATTTTTTGTTCACATTCTTTCCAATTTTTCAGTAACATCTCTGATGCCTTTTTGTACATATCCCTTTCTTCTTTCATATCATCGTACTTTTGTTTCCACTCACTTTCAGTTTGTGAAAAACCAGAGAACAAAATAACAATTAGTAATAAAACTAAATTTCTCATATTTTAATTATTTTTAATTTATAATAAATATTTATTTGAATTAGCAGTTTCTTCTACAATCTCTTCAAAATCAACTTCGATAGATTTTATATATTCAATATCCGAAGATTTATTAAAGTGTTTATTGCTAATGTGATGAAAATTATGATTTACAAATGGCAAATCATGTATCTTTTTTAACTCATGTAAAAAATCTTCAAAAGAACTGTTGTTTTCATCAAACACTTGAAGTTCTTTCATTTCTTCATAACTATATGTCCACCAATTTGCAATTTGTCTATAATTAATACCAATCTTATTTTTAAAATTGGAAAATATATCAGTAATTAAATTATAAAATTGTTTCATTTCTTTGTAATTATTCTTACTAACAACCATTGAACATACAATATCATCTACACTATCTAATGTTGATATAAATTTAAGGTTAGAAATTAATTTATCCCAATCACCATTTAATCGAGTAACATTTTCATAAGTTTCTTTATTACCAGCATCAATACTAATTTCTATAAAATTAATGTAAGGAGCCGCATTTAAAGAATTCCACATTTTTTCATTAAGTATTACACCATTTGTAATAATCTGTAATGATTCTAAATTAGGATATTTAGATTTATCAAAATTTTGTAGGTATTTTCTGTATATAGTAGAATAAAACGGGTCTCCGCTTCCTGTAACTAATATTCTTTTTAAGTTAGAACCGTAGTTATCTTCTATTGAATTTAATATATGGAGTTTATTTTTGTATTGAACCGAATTAACATCATCGTTTGTAACAAGAGATAATCGACATGATGGACATTTTAAATTACAACTTCTATCAAAACCAAAAAGAATTTCTTCTGGTGGTTTACTGAAGTTTTTAATATCTTCAATACTTTTAATATCATACTTCTTATTAAAATCTTCTTTTTTAAGAACCTTTTCAGGTATGATATTAGAGTTTTTTAGTTGGTTTAGTTTAGGACAAAGTTCATGATTGCATAAGGAATAAGAACCATCATATACAGCTTCTCGTATCCTTCTTGCAGTATTTGAAGTCCAGTTTCGTTGTACATCATCTGTTTGATTAAATAGTCTATCACTTTGTATTCCATCTTCGTTTACTTTTATATTTGGTGGGCCCCACGCAGGACAACATACAAACTGTCCATGAGTGTGTACATCTGTGTAACTAAAAGGTTCTTCACAAACATATTCATTTAGTATGTTAGTTTCGTTGTTCAATTTTATTGATTAACAAATTAATTTTTTCACAAAATTTTGGAAACTTATTTCTTGTAGCTAATTGTTTCCAAATGTAATACAAAATAGTTAATATAATTTTTTTCATAACAAAAAGGATTATGGGAGAGTTGTAGAACATCCCTCCCATGATTATTCCTTCTATAAATATTAGAATCTGTATTTAAGTGAAGCGTTCCAAGTACGGCCGAATCCGAACCATACTGAGTTTCTTACATCGATTCCATTCCAAGTTTCTGAACCTGCAGAAGCGTGGATATTTGAGTTTGATTCTGCAATATAAACAGTATCAAATAAGTTGTTGATGTTCACTCTAAATGAAGCATCGTTTCCGAATAAGTTAAATCTAAGTGTTGAACCTAAATCAACTAATCCATAAGATGGTAACTTTAACGCACCATCGTTATCAGGTTGTGTAAACGCTGAATCAGTAATTGAATAATCTGCAAATAAGTTATCTACAAATCTATATCCTAAATCAACATTTAGTTTATTACCTAATTTATAATCAGCTTCTAAGTAAGATACGAATTGTGCAGCGTCACCAACTTTTGCATCTTTAAGGTAAAGTGTACCTGTACCGATTGATTGTTGGTTATCATCAAATAACTCTGCATCAAAATCTTTAGTATATCTCCAATCACCGATTGATAACATACCTTTTAATCTTAAATTAGAAGAAGGGTCATAAGTTGCTTCAACTTCGATACCATTGTGTACTACATCGATATCTCTGAATTGAGCAAATCCATCAACACCTTGTTGGTTAGATAAACTTCTTGTAACAAATCTATTACCCCATACAGTTGAGTATAAGTTAACATTTGCTTTGAAGTTGTTACCAATGAAACCATATCCAAATTCAACTGATTTGATTTCTTCGTTTTGTAAATCAGGATTTACATTGTTAGCGAAGTTAGGGAATACTGCATCAAAGTTAGGTTGTCTTGAGATGAAACCAGCATTGAAGAAAACATTTTGTCTATCATCAATGTTGTAGTTTGCACCACCTTTAACATACCCACCACCTACATTTTCTGTATCTGATTCAGGATTACCTGGTTGGTCAAAGTAATCGATTCTTTGGAATGATTGGTTAGATAAACCTGCTTGTAATACTGCAGATAAGGTAGAGTTGTTATATTCAACTAAACCATTTACACCTTGCCAACCTACTTTACCAATGTTATAGTAATCGATTTTTGGTCCTTTAATACCCGTATCTTTGAATGGAGATGCTTCAACTAAAGTA